AATAGACGAAGGCGAAATTCTGGATTACGAAGACCCCGCTGAAGGTCGTCGCAATGTAATTAGTGACGCGTTTGACGATCACGATGAAAGCATTGCAGAGATCACCGAGCCAGAAGTTGCGGCGCCCACGAAAATAGAAACTACCCTAGAAGATGTTTCTATTAGTACGCCTGACGTAGAGAAAGCGCCAGCATCGTGGACGCCAGCCAGCCGAGAGCATTGGGCTGCAATTCCTGAAGGAGTACGCGGCGAGATAGCCAAGCGAGAATCTGAGCTTCAGCGCACCTTGAATGAAACCGCGCAGGCTAGACAGTTTACACAGAATTTCCACCAGTCTATCCAACCATACGAAGGTATGTTTCGCGCTCAGGGCGTAGACGCCACTACAGGCATAGGCAATGTGCTACAGACCGCAGCACAGCTACAGATGGGCACTCCTAACCAAAGAGCGCAAGCAGTAGCAGGGTTGATTAACCAGTTTGGCGTAGACATAGCCACACTAGATGACATGCTGGTTGGCAATATGCCTAAAACCACACAGGCCAGTCCTGAAGTAGCTCAGTTGCAGCAACAGCTTGCCGAAATGCAGCAGTTTATACAGGGCCAGCAAGGCCAGCAGCAACAGCAGGTCATGCAGCAACAGCAAAACATACAGTCTGAAACTAACAAGTTTATTGCGGAAAACGAATTTGCAAACGATTTGCGTGGTGTTATGGCTGATTTCATGGATGTAGCAGAGCGCCAAGGCCGTAACATGACGCTACAAGAGGCGTATAACAGCGCCGTAGCAACACGCCCAGACATTCAAGAAATTCTTAAAAACCGTACTAAGTCTAGTAATAACCAGCGGGCTGTATCAGGCGCACGACGCGCCGGGGTAAGCGTACCGCAGTCTCACGGTACAGGAGGTGGTGGAGAAGCGCCTTCAACAACGCGTGAAGCATTGCTTGCAGCTTGGAACGATCACAGCTAATATAACCATTGACCAAGTTTAGACAGCTTGCAATCTGACGGTACACGACCCTCGCAAGGGGCCACGGCTCCCAAAGAGCGCAAGCAAGACAAACTGAGGACTCGACCCGCCACGGCATAGCACGACGGGCAAAAGCGACGAATCACGGCGTACTTAACCTGAATCTTTGTTTTTTATAGGAGCCTCAAATGGCCTTTCCAAATATCTCTGATATCTTGGCGACGACTATCGAGTCGCGTACCAAGAAAATTGCAGACAGCGTTACAGACAACAACGCGCTGCTGAAAAAACTGTCCTCTAAGGGCAAAATCAAAACTTTCACTGGTGGTTCTAAGATTCTTCAAGAACTGTCCTTTGCTGAAAACTCTAACGCTGGCTGGTATTCTGGTTATGACCTGTTGCCTGTTGGGGTATCCGACGTATTGTCTGCTGCCGAATTCGATATCAAGCAAGCCGCTGTACCCGTCGTTATCTCTGGTTTAGAGATGCTGCAAAACTCAGGCAAAGAGCAAATGATTGATCTGCTCGACGCTCGTATGAATGTAGCTGAATCTACTCTAGCTAACCTGATCTCTACTGCCCTGTACTCTGACGGTACTGGCAACGGCGGTAAAGAAATCACTGGTTTGGACGCAGCAGTTCCTGTTGATCCAACTACCGGCACCTATGGCGGCATTGACCGAGCTACTTGGACGTTCTGGCGGTCTAAAGTCAACTCTCTTGATTTGACATCTAGCACTATTCAAGCAGCTATGAACGGCATGTGGGCTTCGCTCATTCGTGGTTCTGACATGCCTGACATGATCCTGATGGATAACGATACTTGGGAAACCTATACTGCATCTTTGCAAGCTCAACAGCGTTTTCACCAAGCTGAAGTGGGCGATTTGGGCTTTCCTACGCTCAAGTTCATGGGTACAGACGTTGTTCTTGACGGCGGCATCGGCGGTAACGCTACTGCTAAGACCATCTACTTCTTGAACACCAAGTATCTGCATTATCGTCCACATGCACAGCGCAACATGGTTGCTCTGTCGCCAAACCGTCGTTACTCAACTAACCAAGATGCTGAAGTTCAAATCTTGGCATGGGCTGGTAACTTGACTAGCTCTGGCGCACAGTTCCAAGGTCGTTTGATCGACACTGTGTAAATGAAATAAGGGGGTCGTATAAACGGCCCCCTAATTTTTAGAGGACTTTAAAATGCCTAACTTGGCAAGTTATGAATTAAACGGCACTATCGTGACGGCCCGAGCGGCTGAATCGTGGCTAAATGCTCCAGACTTTGCAGGCGGGATGAACAAAGGCGGCTCAAACGCTCCTATCATCGGCCTATCTACTAACGTGCCTAATCCTAAAGCATCGGATTGGCCCCGTGTAAACCAGACCGCAGCACAGACTTCTCAGCACATTGGTGGAGTTCCAGATGTTGATGGTGCTGTAACTACCGCTGGCTACGCAGTGCAAATTGTTCTGTCTGACGCGGACACAAACGAACAATCAGCATTTGTTTCTGCTGACCAGTCCACGGCTGTTGGTGCGGTTCTTGATGCAACCACAGGCGCAGTAAACCGCTCAGATGCTACTGTAGCGTCAGGTGCGTTTATCTGGGGCGTTATTCCAGTAGCATAAACCAAACGGCGCGGGGCAGCCGATCAGGGTCAATCCGCGCTTTCATTCAGTAGGAGAACAAGAATGCCATTAGAAGATAGCGAAGGATTTACCAAACTAGCAATGGGCAACCAACAACAAGGTGCTCAAGATAACAGCGTTTTTGCTGAGTTTTATCTGCATCCTTCAGAGGACAAAGCAGCGTCTGCTGAAGAAGGCCGCCCTATTTATACGGACAAAGAATACGTCCGTATCATGGTGCCCGGCGATAAAACCACTATGATCGAGCGTCCTGTGCGTTTAGGCAACTTTCCTAAGCACGACAACCAGCGTTTTGGTACGCAATACACAGCTTTTAAAGGCGGCGGCGGGCAGAATTTGTCAGGCACTCCCTTGGCTGAATGGGCAATGATCTCGCGTTCTCAAGTAAAAGAGCTTGAGCATTTTAACTGCCGAACAGTTGAACAGCTTGCCTCTATGGCTGATACCGCAGTGCAGAATTTTACAGGGGTATCAAACCTGCGAACACTGGCCAAACGGTATATAGAAGACGCCAAAGAAGGCTCTGCGCTAACCAAGATGCAGTCCGAGCTAGATGAACGAGACAATCGTTTAAACAGCATGGAAGCCACGCTCAAAGAAATGCAAGCAGAGCTTGCGGATAGCAAGGCGTCTAAACGCCGTAAAGCGGAGTAAGCATGGCTACTAGCAGGTTTCAGTCAATTAACGACATCGTAAATCACGTTGCCGTTGAGGTCGGAATGACTAAGGTGGTTGATGTATTCAGTTCCGCTGACCCTGCCTTTGTGCAGTTGACTACCCTGCTAACAACGTGCGTCCAAGAATTAATGGAAATGTATGACTGGCAGATATTAACCCGGTCTTACGCATATACGACAGGAGTTGGAGAAACAGGCGATTTGGCCCTTCCCTCCGACTTTGACGCTATGATTCCTCAGACCGGATGGGAGCGTAGTGAAAACGTGCCACTGATCGGGCCGCTGTCGGCCCAAGACTGGACTTACCTACTGGGTCGCGATCTTGTAGGGTCTACTATCTACGCTTCCTTCCGGCTTGATCAGAATCAGTTTCGCATTTTCCCTAACGACCCGATGCCCGCAGGCTTAAATATCAATTTCGAGTACACTTCTCGGAACTTGATCCAAATAGCTGCGGCACCTACGACCTACACAGATACTGCCACAACGGGTGCAGACGTTGTAATGTTTTCACCTCACATGATCCGATCAATGCTCAAGATGAAATTCTTGGAAGCCAAAGGTTTTGACAGCATGAAAGCGTCTGACTCTTTTTGGGCGGCATTTCAAGCTAACACTGGAAAAGATAACTCAGCCCCGATACTTACGGCTGGCGGTTTTCGCGGTATGGTGCCATATTTAGATGCGTACAGAAACATAGGCGACAGTGGATACGGACGATGATTCCGCAACATAGACGCGGAGCGCCGCAGAAATCGCAGCCAATGTCCCTGCCCGCACCTGTTGGCGGTATAAACGCTACTCGCGCTTTGTCGGCTATGGCTCCTGAAGAAGCCATCTATATGTACAACCTTCTGCCACGTTCAGAAGGGGCGCAGCTACGAGAAGGGTATTCAGAATATGCAAACGGTTGGACTGGTGACGCCAGCGCACAGACCGTTATACCCTTTCAAGGTCTTACTCCCGCAGATGACAGGCTTTGGGTTGCTAACCGCCAAGGTATTTGGAACGTCACTACTGTCGGCACCACGGCTCCTGTGCAAGATGTTACGTTCCCTGACCTTGGTACTGGAGCGGGCATCTGTACCTTTGTACAATACATTACTGACGCAGATGGCGCATGGCTACTGCTCTGCGACAGCCGTAACGGCTACTATGTATACCAAGAATCAACAGGCGTGTGGGCTAAACCCGTAGAAGGGCCGGGCGCAGGCGAAATACACCATGTTGACCCCAACGACTTTAATTTTGTTATGGTCTGGAAAGAACGTGTTTTTTTCATTGAACGCGACACCGGATACGCATGGTATCTGGATAATGGTTCTATTTATGGCGACGCAACACGGTTTAATTTTGGACGTAACTTCCGTTTTGGCGGTGAGTTACGCGCTTTATTTAACTGGACGCTGGATGGAGGTGAAGGTTTAGACGACCATCTTGTTGCGCTGTCTAGTGCAGGGGATGTTGTTGTATTTAAAGGCACTTCCCCCACCGACTTTGGCATGGTCGGCGTTTGGAATGTTGGTAGAGTCCCGGCAGGCTCCCGTCTAGGCGTGTCCTACGGCGGTGAGTTGTTTATACTCTCTATCGAAGGGTTATTTCCTATGTCGCAGGTGTTCCAAGGTGCGGCAGTGCAGAATGCTCAGATTTATCTATCGTACAAAATATCAGCGTTCTTGCGTAACCTTATGAAAACCTCCATAGATGACTTTGGGTGGCAGGTATACCTGTTGCCCAACGATGGGGGTATAGCTATTGGCACCCCGCCCGTTACAGGCAAGGCTACAGTTCAATTTTTGTACGACTTTAGCACTC